CGCAAGGCGGACTGGTCGGTGATCGTGGTCTTCGACCGGGTGTATATGATGGATCACGAGTGCCCGCTGGTCGTGGCGCAGTGGTACGGGCATATAGACATGGACTTGCTGGCTTGGAAGGCCGCGCAGATCGCGGCTTGGTACGACGACGCCCTGCTCGTCGTCGAGAGCAACACGCTGGAGACGCACGACCGCGACCGCTTCGTGGACGGCGATCAGTCCTCGTACATCCTCGGCCAGATCAAAGACTACTACGACAACCTCTACATCCGCAACAAGAGCGACGATTCCGTCAAGGACGGCGAGACGGAGATGTACGGCTTCCACACAAACGTCAAGACCAAGCGGGAGGTGATCTCCACGCTGGTGAAGGTCATCCGCGAGAAGCTCTACATCGAGCGGGACGTCCGGGTGCTGGACGAGTACCTCACCTACGAGCGCAAGCAGAACGGAGCCTACGGGGCCATCCTCGGCAAGCACGACGACCTGCTGATGACGCGCGCCATCGGCCTGCACGTCTGCTACTACCAGATGGACGAGCCGCGCCCGGTGCGCCGCCATCGGCCCGGCGACCATATCGTCAAGCCGAGGAAGGTCATATCCGCAGCAACTGTAACTTAATCCTTATACATCATGAACGTATTCAAACAATTCTACGCCTACCTGCACCTGCGATACGCGGTGCGGATGGCAGACGACGCTTTCAAGAAGTTTCGTCACCGCTACTACGTGATCCCCGGCGATAACGGCGAACTGACCGTCACCGACCGTAGGAACTTCCGCGGGCTGAACCGCAAGCATTGGATTCGGGCAAAGTACGATCCCAAGACCAAGGACGTCAAGGCCAACGCCTTCTACTACACGCCCTATGCCGACGGATCGGACACGATGCCCGCGAGCCAGCGCAAGCTCAAGCTGCTGGAATACTTTGATTGGTGGGAGAAGTCCCGCAACACCGCCAAGGCCAAAGAGAGAGACCGTAAGGCCAAGGAGCGTGAGCGCAAGGCCAACATCAAGAAGAACCGTCGCGATGCAAGAAGAAAATAAGCACCCCTACGGGAACATCGAGGGCATCCTCACGTTGAAGGACGATCCGCTCGTGAAAAGCTACCGCGCCGGCACCTTGCCGCTCGTGGACAAGGACAAGCCGAAGAAGACAAAGAAGAAAGGGAGCCGTTGAGCTCCCTTTCTTTCTATGATGCGGCCTGCATATGTTGCCTTGTCAGCATATTGTAGGCTTTGTTCACGTTCTCCATATTCGCGGAGCCCTGCACCTGCTGCAGGAGCGCTGGATCGAAGCCTTGAGGCGTCTCGCCGTTGCGCGCCTGCTCCTCCTGGCTCTGGATGCTCTGCAGGAGATCGTCGGCCCACGGGAAGTCGCAGTGCTGGAGGAAGAGCTTGGTGTCGATGGCGCCCTTGCCCCACATCTCCCACAGCGCGTCGTTGGCCGCCTGCCGGTACGCCGCGGTCGCCGTGCTCTCCACGATGGAGAGGTCGAACTCGACGTTCCGGATCTTCGCGGGATCATAGACCACCTGCGCGTCGGCCCGGCCGGAGATGTTGAACACCCGCTTGCTGTCGTAGAACTGCTGGATGTTCTTGACGGTCTTGTAGGCCACGTCCACGATGAACGAGGAGAAGGTGTCGAGGATGTCCAGCAGGGACGTCGTGGCGTTCTGCGTCTGCTGCTCGTAGAGCTTGCCGCTGACCGTGGAATAGCCGGGCTTGCCCTGCAGCGCGCCGTTCACACCGGAGATGTCCTCGAAGAACTTGAGCTGGAGATTCAGCAGCTCGGTGATGCCGATGTTCGTGGAGTTGTTTGCGATCTGCTGCGGCATCACGGAGTTGTCCTTGCGCTTGCGCACGACGATGACGCCGTTGAAGCGGCTCCACTCGTCCGCGATGTCGTTGATGTCGTAGCCCTCCGGGATGGCGTCCTCCGGGAAGAGGAGCACGCCCTTGGCGCTGGCCTTGAGGATCCAATTGTACATCGTGATGAGCTGGTTCGTGTAGCGCTGCTGGTCGATGACGTCGGAGACGAAGCTGTGCACCTCGCTGTCGATGTACGGGTAGAAGCGGAACACGTACGGATGGCTCTTGTGCCAATAGGGCGTCTCGCCCTCGTCGAGGATGTCACCGAACGGGGAGAGGAAGTAGTAGTGCCAATACTCGTCCTCGAACCACTCGGCCCGGATCAGCGGAATCTCCTCGTCGGGGATGCCGTCCGCACGGCCCTTCGCCAGGCGCTGCTCGTTCACGCGCTGCACCAGCTCCACGTAGTCATTGATGTCGCACTTGTACCAATTGCCCTCCAGCGGATCCCAATAGCGGTAGCGCGGCTTGAGCTCCTTGCGCCATATCTCCACGACACGACAAAGCGTCGGATCGCTGGGCACGAGGAAGTCGATGTTCTCCAGGCGGGAGTAGCCGAACTGCTCGCCGTAGGCCGTGAGGATGTTGCGGTTCTTCGCGTAGGAGTAGATCTCCGAGAGGCGCGCCTGGTCAGCCGGCGACTTGGCGAACTTCTGGCAGACCTTGAGGAAGGACACATCGTGCACCTCGCCGAGGAAGCTGACGTCCCATCCGCGGAAGTCCTTCATGTGGTTGTCGATGAAGAAATTGTTCGGCTGCACGTAGTCCGTCCAGCACTCCATCTTGTCCTGCCGCCAGCCGCTCCAGCACTTGTAGATGATGCCGCCGCCGATGAGGAACTCCTCAAAGGAACGGGCGTTCACCTCGGACGCCTTGTTGAGCTGCATATTGTATTGGAGGACGGTGGACATGATCTCGCCGAGCTTCTTCTCGGCGATGTCGCGGGCCGTGCACGTCGGCTCCTTGGCCTGCGAGCGGTACACGCCGATGACGTTCCGCACGAGGCGCCGGATGAGGTTGTTGGTCAGCGGCACCTGGCCCTGCTCCATGATGTACTGCTCCTCGGTCATCGTCTTGCCGTTCTCGTTGATGATGAGGTCGCCCCACTGCTTGCCGTAGGTGTAGTTCTTGTTCCGCTCGCGGTCTCGGCGGAAGCGATCCATGTTGCTCCAATAGCCCTGGGCCTCCATCAGGAGGTCGAAGGCCCGACGGCCGTCGAACTTCTTGGATTCCTCCACGGTGTCGAGCCCCTCGCTGGGGACGAGCTCGCTCATTCGTTTGAAAGTAGTCCTTGCCATATCTATTCTTGTTTCTGATTATCGTTCTGCTCCTTCTGCCGGCGCAGCTCCTCCACGATACCCCGGCGGATGGAAAGCATCGCATCCTCCACGGAATCGCGATTCGTGCTGTCCACGTTCTTGAGCTGCTTCGACACCTTCTCCCAGGCACTCATCGCGCCGTGCAGCGACGCGTAGCGCTGATACTCCGGCGTATGGGTGAGATCCTCGATCATTCCAGCATACTCCTCCACGGCGAGCACGTCACCCTGCTGGCGGGCGGTGTTGAGACCGCTCTTGAGCTCGCGGATGGTCTTGCCGGTGGCCTTGTATTCGTCGAGGAACTCGAGGAATTCGCGCTGCTCGTCGCTGCCGCGCGTCTTGGCGGCCTTGTCGGTCAGCTTCTTGAACCGAGTGACGTAGGACTTCTCCCGGCGCTCGCGCTGCTCGTCGCCATAGGCCCAATTCGTCACGGGCGTGTTGCGCTTCACCTTATACTTGGCGTAGCGCTTGGCAAACTCCTCGATCGTGAGGTCGAGGCCCTTGTCGGCGGTCATGTCGATCCCGTCGAGGTAGATCTGGTCGAGCTGTGACTGCGGAGCCTGCATGATGCGCATCAGCAGCAGTGCCACGTCACGGGCGTCGTCGATGTTGCCGGTCGCATCCTCGATGGCCACCACGGCATCCGTCAGCGTCTGCGGGTTCACACCGATACCGGCCTGCACGAGGATATTGACGATCTGCTGCGCGGCCGCGGGCTTGTCGTACTCCAGCAGCTTGAACACCTGCAGGAGGTCGCTCGTGAGCGGCATCAGTGACGGGTTCCATCCGGCAAGGCCCTCACCGCTGGCGAGGCGATCCAGCGCTTCGCTGGCGACGTTTCCGGCGGCGAATCCTTCGGCCCAGCCTCCGACGATGGAGTGACGGAAGGCGTCCTTTATCATCTGGAGCTTGTCATCATCGTCATCACCAGCCAGCAGGTACGGCAGGAAGGCGCCGAGGTTCCAGGCGAACTGCACGCCGAAGCCGAAGAGCGCAGCCTCTGCAGCGGCCTTCCAGCCAGCGCGGGTGTACGCCCTCTCGGCGGCTCCGCGGGCGTCCTGCTCGTCGATGCCGTCGGCGACCATCTGCTTCGTCATGAAGTCAATGGATTCCTTCTTGTACCCGGGCTTGACCATCTTGCCGAGGGTGTCCACGGCACGCACGAATCGGCGGCCGTAGCCCATCGAGGAGTTGCGGAAGACGGTCAGCGCGGTGGAGGCCCACGTGCGGTCGAGCTGCATAGCGGAGAGGAACGCGCCCTCGTTGGACTGCTGCGTCTCGTTGAAGGTGATCACGGCGTCCTGCTTGGCACGACGTGCGGCATCCTCCTTCGAGCGGCCATCCTTGATATACTGCGCGTACTTGCTCTCGTACACGGCCTTGGCTCCGACGCTGATGGTCAGCGCATCGACGAAGGCGTTCGGCGTCATACCGAGACGGGAGGCGGTCTCTACGATTCCCTGGCGCCACATCTTCCAATCCGCGTCGGTCTTCATCAGGCGGCTGTCGCCGGCCTGCTTGGTGAGCCAGCGGCTCTTGAAGACCGGAAGGTTCTCCATGCACCAATTCCAGGACTTCCACGGCGTCGCGAACGACTTCGCGAATTCCTTCGGTGCAGCGTCCGTGAGGAACGCCGGCATGGAGAGCAGCTGCTTGACGGCCGTATGCAGACGGAAGGACACTTTTGCGGCGGTCACGCCCTTGGCGATATTCACCGCGCCTGCATCAATGCTGCCGCGGGATACGGCCGGGTGATAGACGCCCGTTGCGATGCGGGCCGCATCCTTGAAGCCGTTCCAAAGGACGGATCCGGATCCGTGGATGCCCTTCATGTTCTGCACCTGGTTGCGGAAGCGTCGGTAGGAAAGCAGCGTGTTGAGGTCGCGGTTCATCGGAGCGAAGGCGGCCCAATTCTCCATCTTCTGCAGGTGCTCGATGGTCACGGAGAACGCGTCGGCGTTGGTGACGTCGAGGGCCAGCGAGTTGCGGCGGCGCTTTATGATGCTGCCGGTCGTCGTGGACGGCACGCTGCCGTCGGTGTCGGGGATGCCGAGATCAACGGCCCGCTGGCGGGAGTTCGCATTGATCTTGAGCGGGAAGTAGTCCTCGATGGCAGCCATCGGCGCGCCGAACATCTCTTCGTGCACCCGGTTGTACTTATTGCGGGTGCGGACGAGGAAGTCGCTCTGCAACCAATCCGCGAGTTCGATGAAGCGCGGATCCATCTGCCGCACGATGGCATTGACGGTATCCTGGTCGATGCCCATCTTGCGGAGCTTCATCCGGCCGTCGGACATCTTGTTCACCATGTAGATGTAGAGCAGGTTTCCCTGCGTGAGCTTGTGCTCCTTCATGCCATCGTCCCAGAACTTCACCGTCACGGTCGGCATCTTACGCTCCACGGAGTAGAGGTCGCTCCAGCGCATCTTCCGGCCGAACACCTCGCTGGCCTTGCGGTCGAGCTCGTCGGTGGCGGCTTTCAGTCCGGAGACCTCCTTGTCGCGGGCTTCGTTCCACGCACGCATGAAATGGTTGTAGAGGAAGCCCTCGCCGTTCGGGCTCTTGGCGCCGAAGTAGCGGAGCATCGTGTCGAACGTCGCGAGCGGCTTGAGGAAGAACCGCACGATCGGGTTGTTCGCAAAGCCGTAGTCGTTGCTCTTGTGCGCCTCGGCGGAGCGGCCCTCCATATCTGCGTTGGCGAGGTGCTGGATATTCCTCACGCGCTCCTTCTCGGCTTCGTTGAAGAGCTTGGCGCCGGCGATGCTGCGGGTGATGGTGTGCGCCAGGCGCTCGTTCATCTCCCGATAAGCGTCGATGCGATCCATCCGGCTCTGCCGTATGGCGTCCTCGGTGTCCCTGCGATATTCGCGGTAAGCCTTCGGAGAGATACCGCGCTTCTTGAAGTCCTCCTTCGCCTCGTCCAGCGCCTCACGAAGCCCGTCCTCCTCCTCGTCCAGCGTGCGGATCTTCTCCACATAGTCTGCGGCAAGGCGGAGTGCTGCGAGCTCGGTGGCGCCCTCGGCGGCGACGGCATCGTCGCTGCTGCTGATCTTCTCGTTGGCCTTCTCGATGAGGTTATTGATGGTGCGGGCGTCCTCGTCGGCGCTATCCAGCGGGAGAGCGATCGCGGAGCGGAAGATCTTCACGAACTTCTGCCCGTCGGAATCCATCTTGCCTTGTACCTCAACGCCCTTTGCGTCCACCTTGCTGCCCTGCGTCTTGAGCAGGTTCTGCATGAGGTCGCGGCCGTAACGGAGCTGGTTGCCGATCATCAAATCCATGAGGTCGTTCACAACCGGCGCCGGATCCTTGCGTCCGTTCGCGGAACGGGCCACGGACAGCAGACGTGAGACTTCGGCGCGAGTAGCGTTGGCGATCGAGCCGTCCTTGAGGAAGTCCTGAGCGAGACGGACGATGCCGTCCACGGTGGCCCGGTCGTAGTCGCGCTGGGCAGACGCAGCCTTCCGCAGATCGGAGAGGCGCGCGTCGATGGCCTTGATGCGCTCCGCAAGGCGGGTTCCGGCGGCTTCGCTGTTGCCTGCGACGGCCTGCCGGCCATCACTCACGATCTCGTCGATCGGGCGAGACGTCCGGGAGTACCGGACGTCCGGCTCGTCAATGCCTGAGTATTCACGGAGCGCTGCGAGGAAGTCCTCGAAGACCTCTTCCTTCTCCGATCCGGAGAAGTCACGGCGGCCCTCTTCAAAGTCGGCCTCGTCGAGACGATTGTACTTGTCGATAAGGGCGTAGAGATGCTCGGTATCGCGCCCGTAGGGGATCTCCTCCTGAAAGCGGTCGAGCAGCTCTCCCTCGGACATCCACGGGAATTCCGTTCCGTCTTGGTTGTCGTAGCCCGTGACGAGCTCGCCGACGGCTTCGCGGAAACCGCCCTCATCTCCGGCCCTGCTGAAACGGACGGTGCCGCTCGGCTCGTCGGAGACTTGAACGCCCTTCTTCTCCAGCTCCTCGCGGAGCGAAGGCGTGACGACGTTGTACGGGATGGTGATGTTCTCACCCTCCAGTAGCTCGGCGATCTTCTCGGCTACCTCGCTGTCCGGCACGATGCGCACGGGCTTATCCCAGCGGGAGAGGATCACCTTGCGCTTCTTGCCGTCGGGCAGCTTGCCGCTGACGGGGCCGGAGTGCCAGGTCATCTCGCCCACAGCGTCCTTGGCCTTCTCGGCCTTGTAGCCGCTGGTCAGCTCGCTCTCCGGAACCTCCACCTCCACGGTGACGAGATTCGGGCGGTCGTAAGCCGACGTGAACTGATCGTTCAGCGGCGAGCGGGACGTATGGATGTACGGGTTGTAGCGAGCCTTGAGGGATTTGCCGTTGCCCTTGTTGAGCGTGAAATTGCCGTTCTTGTCGGCCATCTCCGGCCGCTCGTCAGCCTGCTCCCACGCACCGAGCTCAATCGGCTCCTGGAGGCGGCCATCGACCTTCGCGGCCATCGGCGGGTAGAGCTTGCCGTCAATCACCTGCATCGCGCGGTACACCTTAATGGTGGGCTCGCTTTCGAGGCGCTCCAGCATCTCAGGATCGGTGACGCGGCTGAAACGGACACCCGTGTCAATGTCGGGGCCAGCTTCGGAGAGCGTCTTGTCGTGCATGGAGCGCGTGTTGTTGCCCTCGATGCGGACGACATCCAGCACGTCGATGCGCAGCACGCCGGCGCGGTTCACGCCATCCTTGAAGGCGGCGATGCCCTTCCGGTCGTATTGGAAGTCGCCAAAGAGGACGACATGGTTCGCGTTGCTCTTCGCAGCAGCGTACACGACCTGCTCGGCGAGGCGGTCTCCGTTCATGCGAGTGATCTCGTTAGCGTTCAGCACGACGCTGCCGACAGCGTGGTACTGTGTGTCGATGAGCAGCGCGCCGACCTTCTGCCCGTTTCCGAGGCGGTGGGCGGAGAGCCACGCGGCGATGCTCTTGGAGTTCGCCATCTGGCCGTGCTTGCCGATCTCCGCACGGAAGTCCGGCGAGAAGACCAGCTTATCGAAGGCCAGCACCTCCAGCGGGATCTCGTCCTCCTGGGATTCCTCGACCTTGCCGCCATCCAGGTCATTGATGCCCGGCACCGCGTAGCGGTCGAAGACGCCGTATTCTCCGGACAGCGTGTCGATGATGATGCCCGTCACGGGGACTTTACCCATCTGGTCTGCGATGGCTGCGATGGTATTGACGTCGCCACGGCTGGCGGTGATGCTTCCGGACGGATGGTTGTGCACAAGATACACCTCGTCGGGGTTGAAGTCGTACTTGCCAACGATACCTGCGAGCTCGTCGATCTGCGTCTTGTTCATCGAGCCGACGCCGGTATGCAGGATGGTGGGCACGCCGTCCTTGACCATCACGAGGAAGGAGTTCTCCACGGCAGCCGTCTCCAGCTCCTTGAAGATATACGCCACGTCCGCGGCGGTTTCGATCTTGTTCTTCCCGGTGAACGAGAAGGCTCCGGTCTTCCGGTAGGTGCGCTCCACGATGGACGTGCGGCCCGTTCCGGCCGGAAGGCCACCTTCGGACACGAAGTGCGACGGCTCGCCTCCCAGCGTGAACAGCTCGCCCTGCACGAAGCCCTCATCGGAGCCCCTGCGGGAGAACATTGGCTGGGCATCCAGGACGGAGTTCTGCATTTCGAGATTCACGTCCACGGAGTGCATTACCAGCGGCCGGCCGATTTCGTCGAAACAATTCGGGAGCTCGACGTCCTTGACGGACACGCCCCACTTCTTGCCGTATTTATTCATGAAGCGCGGGAGTATCTCATCGTAGAAGCCCTTCATGCCCTCGTCGCCGATACGGAGGTTGTCGCCGGACAGCTCCGTGCCGTTCTCGGAGGAGAGCAGGCGCTCTGCAAGGCTCTTGCCGATGACCTCGGAGAGCTGCTTACCACCGAAGTCGCCTTCCTTCGCAAGACCTTCCGTATTCCGAACGATGCCGTCCTGGTTTACGTAGAAGACGTAGTTGCTGCCGGGCTCCATCCCGGCGCTCCTTGCCTTCGGCTGCAGCACGACGGCACGATAGGACGGGGAGCCGCCTTGACTTCCGTCGTCAATCCTCGCAGACTGAATCACGGTGCCGATGTCGTAGCGCTCCGCCTGCTGCTCGCCGGTCGTCCACGCGATAATGTCGTAGCCGTTCTCGGCGGCATAGCGCAGCATCCGCTTCATCGCCAGCTCGTGCCAATTCTTCTCGAAGGGAGCGGCAGGGACGTCTTTCAGCAGCTTCTTGTATTCGTTGAGGTCGTCATAGTGCTGCTGGTTGGTGATCGCCTCCTCCAGCTGCATGAGGTTGTTCACGCCGTAGTAGCGCATCATCTTCTGGACGCGCTCCTTCGCCTGAGCGATCTTCTCTTCGTCCTTATACCCTCCACGCTCGCGGGCGGTCTGGTGGCGCTTGGACTGAATCTCGTCGATGACAAGGACGCGGTTCGTGGCGCTCCTCTTGTCGGGGTTCGCGGCCTCGTAGTCAGCCAGCGCCTTCTTTGCCGCGTCGGCCCGCTCTTCCAAGCCTGCGCCCGGCCCGGCCTCTTCAAGGGCCATAAGGGCCTCGCCGACCTCCGCACGGAGCTGGCCGAGCTCATTCCAGGTATAGGTGTCGCCGAAGCGGATCCACGCAATAGCGCGGCCTTCTCCAGCGTCACCGAAGTGAACCTTGTCGCCAGCGTCCCACGGCTCGACGGAAGGAACCGTCAGCGCGATCTCACGCTTGTGCTCCAGGCCGTTCGTAGTGTACGAGGCACGGGTGGAATTGATCTTCCTTGTGCCCTCGATGTTCTCGTTGAAGGTCTCGTCGTCGAAGTCGTACGGGCTGATACTGTAATCCACCTTCTGCATCTCGTCGATCCAATAGCCCATAGCGAAGTCGTCGCCGTAGCGGTCGCACATCTGCTCCATGAGCCACTTGTCGCGAGCCTCGTCGTCGAACAGCTCCTTATATTCATCGGATGCGACCAGCTCGTCGATCTCGCCTTGGATCTCTTCGAGGCTCCTGCCGCGTCCGACCTTTTCGCGAATCTCGTCCCTCATCATCTGGAACACATCCACATCCTCGGAGTAGTCCTGCTCCTCGATCCGGATCTTGTTCTGCTCGATGAAGTCCAGCACTTCCTGCTTGGAGATGGTCTTCTTGTCCTGCTCCTTCAACCAATCGGAGAGGCCGAGCCATTTGTCCTCGCCGGCCTTGAGGCCGCCTTCCTTCTCCAGCATCTTGAGCCACTGCTCGGGCGCCGCGCGATCCATCTTTATCTTGCCGGCGGCTGACGCTGCGTTGGAGACAAAGACCTCCTGGCTCCGGTTGGAGCGGGAGAAGCGGATGTGATCGGTGATCTCGATGGCGCCCTCGTCGAACATGACGGCGCACTCCTGGTCTTGGTAGCCGTAATACTTCATGCCGACGTAGCCGAGGCTCTTGAAGAAGAGCGACGCCTCGCGCGGGCCGCCCAGCTTCTTGTTGCCCAGCAGGCTTGCCACGCCCCAATACACGCCGTCGCCGTTGGTGGAATCGAGGCTATTCCAGAACTGATCGAAGTCCCACCCGATCGGGATATTGAGGTACAGCACGTCGTCGGTCTTGCTGCGCTCCAGCAGCGCGTCGTAGATGCGCCGCAGCTCGTCCTCGCTCATCGTCTCGTTCTCCACAAGGTAGTTGTGGCCGTTGTCGTCGGGGATCTCCACGGTGTAGAGGTTGCGCGTCTTTAGCCAATCGGCTTCGTCGGAGCGCTCGATCACCTCGTAGGCCCGGCGGTCACGGCTGCGCTCGTCACGCTGCTTGGCGCCGGAGAACATCTCCAGGGCCCTTGCGCGGGAGCCAGCGATCGACATCATATGGGACGCATAGGAGAGATCGTTCAGCTCCTCGACGGGAGTAGCGCCGCTCACGCCCTTCGGCTGGATGGCGTTCTGCGCAATCTGCAGGCGCAGGTGCGCCGAATCGTATGCACGGGAAGCCTGCTGCTGCTCCGGGGAGCCGTACGTTGCTATGTATTCCGCCGTCTCAAGCAGGCTCTTGCGGTCTTCCTCCGTGCGGCCCGGCTCCTCGGCGCTCGCACGAAGACGCCTTGCCTGCTCGCCATCCTTCTTCACCAGCTCGCGCCAGCGGGCATACTGCTCTGCGGCCGTCTGCTCCAGGCCGTAGATCGTGTCGCGGTCGGCGCCACCGAAACGCTCCGCATAGCGGGAGGCCGTGCGCTTGTTAAAGGCCACGTAGGAGCCCCATCCGTGGGCCTGCGCGCCCTCACCCTCTCCCATATGGGAATGGTCGAAGCGGTCGAAGTTGGCCCGGCTGCCATGATAGGCGCGGGAGAACTTTACGTCCTCATCCTTTGCATTTACGATATTTTTCAGTATATTTGCGATGTCTCCTTGATGGGAGCCGGTATTCATCCCGGTCTTGAACTCCTCATCTTGGAGATTTTTTCGTATAATGGCCTCATGCAGGTAGAAGCGGTTCGCCCCCTTGCTCTTCGCCTCATTGATGATCACGACGCCGATGTGCGGAACCTCTCCGATTGAGATGGGTGCCGCGATCTTGTAAGAGGCATAACCCTTCCCCTCGAAGTTGTCCGTGGAATCTATGATCACGCCGTCGGTGATGATCTCGGGAACCGCAGCGAACGCGGCGCTCTTCGTCCTGCCGATGCCGTGGGCGATGCTGTCACGTACACCACGCTTGTCCAGCAAGACCTCGCCCAGACCTTCCCGGGTGACACTGCCGTCGTACTTCTCCTTGTAGTAGCGATCCACCTTGTCGGTGAGCTTCTCGCCGTCCTTCGCAAACTCGTCGCCGGTCAGCCTGGACACGTAGTTGTCAGAGAGCAGGAAGTCGCGGATCTCGCCGGCGCTCTTTGAGAACTGCACCTTGTCGGAGATTTTTGCGTCAGCCTCGTTGAAGATGACGTAGTTGAACTTCTTGCTGCGGCCATTGTCAGCCTCGTATTTTATGCCGACGAATCCGGCCTTGTTCAGCAGCTGCGACGCAGCCTTCGGATCGTTGTCGAAGCCGACACGTGCAAGGCGCTCGTAGAAGCCCTCGCCGTCCATCCCTTCATCCACGGCGTTCTCGCACTTCTCGGCGAAATAGTCGTAGTCAAAGCCCTCCAGGTCGAGCGCTCCGGCATCCTTGAGGCGCTGGAGAAGACCTTCGAGCTGGTCTTCCTCGATGATCTCACGCCAATTGAGGTAGTTGGTTCCATTGTCGTCAGGGATGTCCACGGAGTACACGATGCGCTCGCCAGCGTACTGACTGCGCTTCATCGTGAAGTCGCTCTTCTTGGCGTCCTTGATGACCTTCTGCACCTCGCGCCAATGATCGGCGATCTCCTCGTCCACGGCGCCATCGGCGTATTTCTCGGCTCGGCGGCGGGCCTCCGCCATGTTGGAGCTGGTCTCTACGAGATCCCACGCCCACTGCAGCGGATCGAACTCCGCCTTGGAGGTCATGTCGATAAGCTGGCCCTTGAAGAAGAAGTCGTACTGCGACGAGCCGGGACGGCGCACGCGCATCCGCTTCTTCAATGCGGCCTGCCCTGCGTACGTGACAGCTATGGGATGTTCCTCGGTGACGTAGGTTCCCCAGCCGAACGCCTGGGCCCCTTCGCCTTCGCCCATATGGCTGTGATCGAAAGCATCGAATTCCGCGGCCGTTCCGTGGTAAGCCTTGGAGAACCGCACGCCATCAGCCTTCGTCGCGGCGAGGGTAGCCTTGCGGCGGCCGTCGTCGCTCTCCTTATCATATTCGTACACGGGAAGACCGGCCTCCTCCAGCGCCTCCATCACCTCCGGGCTGGTTCCCTGAGGCACGACGGCGCCGGCGAATTCGTTCAGCATCACCGGGCGCTCGAACTTCGTCTCAAAGTAGTGCACCGGGATGTTCATCATATCCTCGCGGAGCTTGGAGAGCTCGGCCTTGTCCTCGTTGGTCAGCGTGCGCTTCTCGCCCTTGGTGTGGGAGTTGTATTCCGCCATCACCGCGTCGGGATCCTTCCCGAACACGAGGATGTCCTCGATATAGCCGAAGGCATCTTGCTCCGCGGAATACATCCCGGCCCACTTGGAATAGTCGTAGTCGTAGAACTTGAAGAGGGAATCACCGATACGCTTGTGGATGTCGCCGATGCGGTCGTCCCCGATCTCCGTCAGGCGGTCGGAAGCGTCGCGGATCTGCGCCAGGGTGGTGAACTTGCGCGCCATCTTGGCCAGCAGCGTGCCGGACTTCTCGCCGCCGTGCCCCTCGCTGGCGTTGCGGCCCTGCTTCCTCATGTAGGCGGACACGTTCTCCAGCGTGTTGGGCTTGTAGATGCGGGTTCCGTCGCTGCGGTAGCCGAGGAATATCTTCTCGTCGAAGGCGAGGCTGTCGATGACCTTATCCTGCCAACGGCCGAACTCCTCCGCATAGCCCTTCTCGCGGACGGTCTGCACAGCCTTCTCGATGGTTGCTGACAAATCCTGCTCACCAGCGTCGCGCGCGTCACGCATCACGTTATAGACGAAGGAATCCATCGTGGCGAAGGAGAGCAGCTCCGCATCGTGGCGCGCAAGGGCCTCCGCGAACTTGGAATTCTTCTCCGCGCGCTCCTTCCGGTAGGCGATGTCCTTCGGATCGTTGTTCGTGAAGTAGAGCAGGTTCACGGCCGTGCGCTGCTCCGGGGAGAGCTTCTCGTAGGCGTCGTACCACAGCTCGTGGTCGCTGGTATTCGTATCAGCCGGAACGCCGATGGCTTCCCAGATGGTCTCCAGCGTGAGGTACGGGTATCTCCGCGGCTTCACTTGGATTTCCGGCTCCTCGCCCTTCTCCTTGAGGAAGAGGTATTCGAGGCCGGAGTTGTAGAGATTGCCGTCCATATACTGCGCGACGGTGTTCCGGATCTCGTAGCCGAGGTCATCCGGCAGCCCGGCGGTCAGTTCATTGAGGCGCTTGTCCGTCTGCTTGGTGCGGAAGTATTCCACGTTCGGGTAACTCGGCGTCCAGGCGTCGCGGTCGAAGGTGCCGATGTTGCGGCCGGTCTTGCTGTTCACCAGCGAGGACGGCATGATGAGCGAGATCTCTCCGTAGTTGAAGTGATCCTGCTTCTCGATGTCGATGACGGCAGATGAAGGGTTCGCCAGGCCGCCCATCTTGATGGCCTTGGCGAGCTTGTCCGCGGAGATGTTGTGGATCCCCACGAGGGAGCCGTCTTTCCGGCTGAAAAGGATTGTGCCCTCGGTGGTATTCGCGCCGATGTTGCCCGTCAGTAGGCGTGACGGACGGCCGAAGGCATCGAGCGAGCGATATGCTATTCGGTCTCGGCGGGAGTATTCTGGGCCTTCAACGCGTCTGCCGCGTCGTGAACGAGGTTCATGCGCCCGTCCGGGCCGCTGTACTTCTCCGGATTCGCTTCCCTGAGCTCTGACATCTTGTCGTTCAGCTCCTTCGGAACCCGCAGATCGAAGTGCACTCCTCCTCGCTCGGCGGAGATATTCATTGTTTCGTTGCTCATTATTGAGATTTTCTACAAATTTAACAAAAGATTCGTTCGTAACACCAATTCTCTCAAATACTTTCGCGATCTCGCCTTCCGGTACGGCGTAGGCGACCTCCATCGACATGGAGAGGGCTTCGTTGGCGAGGCTCTCGGTGGTGTCTCCGTCGTAGGCCGTAGTCCCGGAGAGGGAGCGGACGATCTGCGCCAGCTCGTCACGCGTCACGTCGGACTGCTCCAGCAGCTTCCCGACAAGGCCCTGCTCGGCGGTGATGCCGTGCTGGCGCTCGTGGACGTAGCCGGAACGGGCATCCTCGGCGCTGATGATGTCGTCGGCGAGGAGATACACCTTGCCGCCCGAGCGGAAGCCGCGCAGCTTGTAGCCTGCGACCTTGGAGAGCTCCATCTCTTCGCGGACAGCCGCGATGTCCCGCTCGTTTTGGCCATCCTTGGCCATCACGTCCAGCACGTTCGCACGCGTCACGGCGGTGGCTTCGCCGCCGATCTGGTCGATCATGTCTTGGATTGCGCCGGCGCGCTCCTCCATAAGGAGGTTGCGCACGCCTTCATCCTGCGCTTCCGGATCCAGGAGCAAAGCGTCGTTCTGGTCGATGGCGGCCTGCGCACGCTCTGCAGCGACGCGTTCGGGCGTCGTGCCCAGCATCGAAAGGATCTCGCGCACGGCGGAATCCTCATTCCGCTCACGGGCAGCGGCGACCTCTATGGCCTGCTGCCGCTCGGCTGCTATACGGGACGCTTCCGCGGCCTTGACGGCGGCGTAGTCGGCGAACGGCTTGGTCTTGCGGTGCGAGGCGTCGAGCCAGCCCTTGAAGTCCTCCTTGGACACTTCGGTGATATTGCCGAGGCCCTGCCAGCCCTCGTCGTAGTTGGAGAGGTACGCGGCGCGGGCTGCCTCCACGTCCGGGAAGCCGTACATGACCTTATGTTCGTCGAAATCCCCGGTTTCCGGGTTCACCTGATCCACGACAAAGACGCTGCCCTGCGTCGGATCGTCGGAGAGGAAGATGTCGATATGGTCGCCGTCCGTGGTCTGCGTGCCGCGGATGTAACCATAGTCGTTGTTCATTTGGGTTTCCCAGCGGTTCCCCTTGGCGTCGGTGCCGGAACGGACGGAACCTTTGGGATTTTCGATGGAGATGTCGAAGCCGTCCACACGGACGTGGCCCTTGCGGTAGTTCCCGGCTTCCTTCTGCGCGTCGGACGGATCGGTGTCCACGTCCTTGCGCGCCTCGGCGATGGCCGCCACGACGGGATTCGCGGGCTCCTCGAAGAGAGCGCCCTGGTCGTCGGTTTCTACTTGCCCTGCGGATCCGCTTCCTTCGGCGGAATAATTCCCTTCTCCCTCAAGTCTTTCAGCACGTTCTGCTCCTGGTCGGACAGCGGCAGCCCCGTCGCCTCCTTGCTCTGCAGCAGCATCACGTACTTCACCATTTTCTTGTACTCCTGACTTGGCATTGTCATAGGTTTCGATGTTTATGTTGTTAAACTCAAGAACGTCCCGCAAAATTTGTTCCTTACTCTCGATGTCGCCGGTCATCATGTCAATTTGTCCGGAATCCGCGAGTGCGGCGCGGTCAAGATACTGATTCAGTATGGCGCGGAGCGTGCTGTACTTGTCGGACGCAAGGATGTTCGCCAGCAGCTGCACCGTGGCCTTCTCCACGGGAAGGTCGGAGAAGAGGTTGAATTGGTGCATATAGTCGTACAGCGCACGCTCGCCGCCGACGCCCTTCGTCGCGGTCTTCGCGTCGGAGAGCAGCGACACGGCGTCCGTCATCTCCTTGATGATGGAATACTCGCCGCCGAGGTTGCGGGCCCGGACAAGCGCCGGGAAGGCGACCGCCACGGCCCGGCGGATGGACTTGTCGGCCATAGCGTTCCGCACGGCCTTGTCGGAGGACGAGAACACGCTGCCGAAGAGGACACTCTCAAGGATGTCCTCGCCGGCGCCGGTGAGCTTGCCGCCAGCATCGACGTACATAGTCCGGTCTTCCTTCGTGATGACGCCGGACTGCTCCAGCACGTTGAGAAGCTGATTGACGGAATTCGGATCCTGGTACACCTTCTGGATGTCGTCGGTGTCGCCGATCAGGTCGGCGATGCGCATCACCATCTTGTCGTCGGTGATCTTCGCGACCTTGGCCGCAGTGGCCACAGTGTCCTGCCGCTTCTCCTCGCTCTTGTTGAAGGCGTCGAAGAGCTTGGCGGTGTATTCCATAGGAGTGTCCGGGACGAACACCACCCTCGGGTGCTCGAACTCCGCGACCTGCTCCGGCGCGAAGCCATAGAGGTTCGCGTATCTCTTGAGGTAGTCCACGTACTTGCCGTCCGTGCCCTGCTGGGCCGCGAGCTGCGAGGCCATCGTGCGCTCGTTGCCGGAGACGACGATGCCGTCGCTGGTCACGACCACCATATGCTGAATAGCGCGGGAATCGTAGTTGGATGCCGTCTGCTCGACGTGCTCCTGCGCACGCTTCTCGTGCTCGTAGTCGCGGGTATTGAGGCTGCGGCCGGTCTCGTCCACGGGGAAGCCCTCGGAAGGAATCCAGCCGTTCGTAGGCTGGTGCGATGCTGTCGGCGCGTCCGCCTCAACGAGGTAGTATCGTCCGGCGAACTCCTGCCCGCCGAAGGAAAGCAGGTTCTCGGAGCCCTGGTGCTTCTTCGCCTCGGTGAACCGCTGCTGGATCTGCTGGAACTTGTCGTTCCCGGCGATGCTCTGCTGGAGGGCGGCCTGCTTGCGCTCCTCCTCGGCCTTCGCCGCGTCGAGCTTTGCCTGGAACTCCTCGCGCTTGGCAGCCACCTCCGCGTCGCGGGCGGCCTGCTCCGCTGCAAGGATGGGCTCCAGCGCTTCGTTGTACTTGCCGAGGAGCGTCGTGGCCTCCTCGATGCGATCCTGCACGGGCTCCAGCTCGGAATCCGACGCGCCCTTCTCCACGAGCGCCATGAGTGTCTTCCGATCCTTCTCAAGGGATTCGGTCAGGCCGTTCACCTTGCCCTGCAGACGGGCCTTCACGCCGAGCGGCGTGCGCTGGCGGTCTCCTTCGGGGAGAGCCTCCTGCCAGGCGGCCCACGCCACGGGATCGCTATTCATGAAGGCGTCGCCATCCACGACACGCTTGCCGGTCTTCCGGTCTTTCTTCGTCGGGATTGGGTTGCCGTTGATGTCCTTCGGTGCATACTCCTCGGAATCCGCAAAGTCGGCCACCTGCTTCCAATAGGTAGCCTTGGCGGTCAGCTCGCTGATCTCCTGCTGCCACTCCTGCAGCGCGGCCTGCTTCTCGTCATCGGTGGCATCCTCCTCAAGACGGGGCCGCTGCTGGGATAGCTCATCGGCCTCGGCCTGGAGCCTGCGGGCGCTCTCCGTCGCCTGCTTGACGGAAGAAGCCTCGTCGCCCTTGTTCATCTCCATGAGGGCCTCCCACGTCTGCTTGACCGTGGCGGCCTCGAAGTCCAGCGTGCCGTCATCGCGGACGGGGATGCGCTCCAGCGCGGTCTTCGGCTCTTCCTTCTGCAAGCCTTGCACGGATTTGGATTCTTCGGAAGAAGTGTTATCAGCGGCCGGCGCCTGCTGCTTGCTGCGCTGGAAATTGATATAGGCGTCGAGCCTGGCCTTTGCCGAGGCGTCCGACATCTGCTGGAGCATCTCCTTCGGGATCGGCGCCACAATGGCCGGTGCAGACGGCTGCGCCTCCTGCCCGGGGATAATGTCCTCCTGCAGGGAGACGTTAATCGTGCCGTCGGGGTTCTCGGACAGCCCGGTGTTTGGATCCACGACCACGGTGGCCGTTGCGCCCTTGCCCTGCGGGGTGAGCACGCTGTACACGTCGCCCGGGGCGAAATGCAGAACGCCGTCGATGCGGTCGGCGAGATCCTGCGCGTAGCCGATCTTCACCTGCTCGGCGAGGTTGCTCTTCTCGACGGCCGGATCCAGCGGTTGCTCCGCGGAATCCAGCATCTTCGGGCTGACCATCTCCAGCTTTCCGTCGGCGCGGCGCACAATGATGCTCTCGTCGCTCTTCTCAAGATCCAAGGTGCCGTCTTCAAAGTATGCGATGTTGCCGCTCACGATGTGGATGTTGTCATCCTCGCCCTTCATCTTGCCGATGATGACCGTCCCGGTGTCGGTATTGGTGTTGCTGTCGATCTCGCTGTTGATCTCGTGGAGGCGGGCGCTGACTTCTTCGCGGGCCTTATTGATCATACCCTCGTAGGTGGCACGCGCCTGCAGATAGTCATTGATGACCTGCACCTGCTCGTCGCTGGCTCCGCCACGGATCAAGGCGGCCGCTTCTCCCGTAGTGAGATCGTCCCGGCCGGTGGCCTCTTTCAGCTCCGCAGCACGGGCCGCGAACATATTTCTTGCGTCGTTCTGCTCCTGCGGGGTTTCAAGGGTGTAGCCGTTGTCGTAGGCTTCATCCTCCTGCACTTCAAGCTCGCCCTTGGAGAACTCATCGTAGGTATAGCGCACGTGGTCGATGACCTGGCTATCCTCCACGGCCTCGACCTTGCCGTCACGCAGCGTCACGAGCTTGCCGTCCTTGTCACGGCCGACGATCTCCACGACCTCGCGCTCGGAGCCGTCGGATTCCTCGCCGCCGAAGTCCACGACGGCCACGTCCACGTAACCCTGCTCCTTCCGGCGGTTGCGGTTCTGGAAGTGCTCCGCGGTCTTCGACGAGCCGCCAAGGATGGCGCCCATGAAGAGACCGCCCTTCATACCCTCCCAGCCGTTCTTCACGATCTCGCCGAGTGTAGGGTAGTCTTCCGGGTTGAGGTATATCATCGGGGTGATGGTCTCGATAGCCTCCGCGGCGAACTCGGAGAGCCCTTCCGCGAGGACGTCCTCCGCGAAGTCCTTCACGTTCTTGCCGGACAGCAGCTTTCCGCCCAGCTTCTTGTTGGCTTCGCCCAGCAGGGTGTTCAGCTCCTTCCGGGCAGAAGGATTCTCCGCAAGCGCCTCGCCGAGCTCCTGGGCCATCCTGCCCTTTGCGCCGGCGAATACGCGCTTCGTATAGCGGTCGAAGGGTATCTTCTCGGTGATGAACTCCGTGATGCCGTCAGCGAGGCCGACGCCCCACGTCTGCGCGTCGGTGGCGCCGTTCGCACGGGCCTCCGCCATAGAGCTTCCGGCCGTGGTCGCAACAATGCCGCCCATGCCGATCGAGCCAACGGCCTGCGCGATGCGCGGATTTTTCGTGATGATACCGATAGCCATAGCCGCAGCGGAAGGAACCATCTGCGGGATCATGCTTCCAGCCCATGCGCCGAAGCCCTTCGTGGGCTTGATCTGCGCCATCTCCTCGGCGGCAGAATCAATGATCTGGTCACCCCACGTCTGCTCCTCCGCCTGCCTCTCCAGCAGACGCTTCGCAGCGGGGACGCTGCCGTTCGTCTCCTCCACGGCTTGAGCGATACGCTTCGACGTGGCGAGGTCTTGCTGCAACATCTGCGTAGCCTTGTCCCAGCCGTACTCGTCCACGAGCTCCTGATGCTTGCGGGCCGCGTAGTCGTCGTAGCCCTTGAATATCTCCTTGAAGG